TAAATGTAGTTGAAGTATTTAATCAAGATAATGAAGTGGAAAATATTGAGACGGGTATAAATGTAGTTGAAGTATTTAATCAAGATAATGAAGTGGAAAATATTGAGACGGGTATAAATGTAGTTGATGAGGTTTTGATGGAAAATGAAAGATAAATTAGAAGTAACGGGATTGGTTTCGTGTTATGAAGACGGGAAACCAATATTTGAGGATAGACGTAATAAATTCATGCTTCCAGGGATTAACCATCTTGGAGGGCATATTGCCCACCGATTAGTACAACTGTGGAACAACTCGAATTATGATAGGTCTATTGTCCTGGGAGTAGGACTATACAATGTTGCAGTACATATGGGGCAGGGAAATGCCCCAACAACACCCACCACCCCGCAATCTGCGATTGTTCCACTTGTGGGAAGCATCGTGGGGACGCCAATTACTTTGATCCCCCAATATAATAGATATGGATTCAGTATAATCTCTGTATGGAACAACATTGTATCTCCGTCCCACGTAAGAGAGTTTATGCTGTTTGGAAACCCATTAACAACATTGGGGGCAGGGGGGAGTATATATATGAATCACACCACAGCAAATGTCACGTGGACGTTACCTCAGTCAGTTATAGCGAGAATTGCATCAGTAGATGGAGCGTTTGAGGAATTTATGTCCGTGCCAAACAAAGAATACAGAATTACATGGACGATTTTGATATGAATATAAATGCAGAAGTTGAAATACAACATGGGAAAAATATAACACGTGGAAATAATTTGATCATGGATAGAGGACGGATATCCTTGCTATCCGCCCTATTTATGATGCAATATCGAACAAATCTTAGATATACGAGTAGATTGGATATACGACTTATGGGGAATACCCCCACAATTACGATAGGGAGTTCCGCAGAATATAAGTCGACCCCTACTCAAACAGGATTGATAAGTCCATACACTGGAACATACAATCAATCATTGATACGTACATCGATCAATACGGATACCACAAGGGGATGTAGATTCACATTCACAATCCCTAATAATACATTCCCCTCCGGAAGTATATTTGGCGAATATGGGCTATATTTGCATATGAATACGAATACCACATTTCAACATGAGTTGTACTACACCTCCACTATAGGCGATAACGTCACCCCCCTCAACAACCAACTCTTCAGCCGAATTGCAGTAGCGGATGGCGAAATACAAGAAATTATATACAATCCCGCACATTCACTCATTGTCACATGGGACGTTTATTTATCATTTTAATTTTTTTTCTTGCAACTATAATACGTACATTAATGATGGTTTGCAACAAATAATATCGTAATGGCATATTATATTCATTATTTGACTGGGCGGGATATGCAAGAATCCCCCATAGATCGAATCAGACTCAATCCAGTTGGCAATTCTTTCCTTCCAATGGATAGAAATTATAAATCGATTGATAATATAACTATAGACGATCTGTGGTGGATGAGATCGACGAAATCCATTGGCCATAGATATTGGATATGGATCACGATAATTCCGCAACATGTAGATCCTGCGTATAACCTAGGTCCAGTATTCATCCATCAAGATAGATGGTTGCATATAGCCTGTGAACAGGGGTCTGTGAATATCAAGGGATTTCATGATTCAGAATATACCCAAGTGGCTCAAGACTATCTGAAAATCAGTATAAGACAGAATACAACCCGCGTAATAATTCAGGTAATGCGAGAAAACAACTTTTCTTCTCCAGATCCAACAGCAAATCCTCCAATACCACAATATACCGGAACATTCGTAAGATACTCGGATGAGGGGCATGAATATATAGAATGTCATACATCTGGAAATCTTTCATTCGAAACCCCAACAATATATGATGCATTTTTGTGTGGGGGGGGTGGAGGAGGAAATGGAGGGGTCGGATTTAACAAAGGGCGTCATGGAGGGGGGGGTGGAGGAGGAGGATATACCACAAATCGATATAATCTATGTAGCGGAACAATACAATCTCAAGTGGTGATTGGATCAGGGGGGACTCCAGGAGGTTTCATACTATCGGGAGATAATATAGAATCTACTGCAGGCACAAGGGGAGGAGTGACATCAATCTCAGATATTAGAGGGGGTCTCCCAATAACCGTCAATGGAGGGACACATTCATTCGCACGTGGCGATATTATCCCCCACGGGGGGTCGGGAGGAGGAGGGCTCAATGGAGTGGGTAACATACGTGACCACCCCGTGACCGGGGGGTCAAATGGGAGCAATGGAAACCATAGAAATACTACAGCCCCTGCGGATACGTGGGGGGGGATAGGACAAGGAACGACAACAAGACCATTTGAAGATCCAAAATTCAAACCTCTTGGGGCTGGAGGGGGAGGGGGGATTGGGGAGAATCGAGGGGAACCGAGACCTTCATGGAGGATTGGAGGGGACTATGGAGGGGGGTGGGGGGCTCTCAACGGAACAATACTTTCGACACCAGGACTCCCAAATACCGGAGGAGGGGGAGGAGGAGGATCCGTAAGTGATATCTCCGACAATCGCAGATTCGGGCGAGAGGGAGGAACCGGAGTAGCGATACTGCGAATTCCATACATGCAAGTATCAGTGATGAAAGTTCCAGTTGTTCCAAAATTCAATCCCCCTCCCCCGGGAAGATGGTGGAGGGTCGAACCATCGAGACTTGTCATAGGTTGTGCTGGAGGAGAATTCAAAATTTTCCACGACCCGAGTTCGCACATCGTGGGAATCAGAATGGCAAGTATCAATATTCCATTGTCGGACCTGGTCTATGTGTCGGAGGGGGAGTGGGTATTGCCTTTAGGATATGTAGGAAATTCCAGTGTTGATATATATTTGGATATCATGTTCGAACCCCTCCCATCGAACACCTTCGAAATCACAACTATCCTCAGCCAATATCCCCCCGAAGTTGAAGTGAGGCCTTCGACTCGAGTCGAAGTAGATGGGGGAGAAAGTCAAAGGATCTATATCGTTGCAAATGATCCGTATGTGATCAACGATGTGAAGGTCGACGGAGTCCGGATCAAAGTCCCCCTGATCGATGGAACAAATCAGGAACCACCATTCCTACTCTCCTCGTGGAGTCAGAACTTCCCAAATGTTCAACAAAATCACATAATTGAAGCCGAAATAGGAGAACTCGTACAACACAAGATCCTCGCATCCTCATGTGATGGGGGAACAATATCCCCAAGTGGAGAAGTATTCGTATGGGATGGAAGAAACCAAACATTCACGATCACTCCAAACGAAGGAAACAAGATTCATCACATTTATATTGATGGAATTTTATTGAGTGAAAATGTTAATATATATAAATTTGAGAATGTCAAATTTGATCGCACTATCGCAGTTACTTTTCTCCCAAAACTTATTGACGTGACAATAATCCAAGTTGGGAGAGGTAGCGGTACAGTAGTTCCAATTGGGACGTTCCAGGTAGAGAGAGGTCAAGAAATCATTGTGAATTCCACACCCTCTCAAGATAGTTATATCAAGAGTATTCAAATAAATGGGACTGAATATCCTCTCGAAGATGAAGAGGTAGTCAAAGAACTCCAAATAAGAAAGAATATACTAGAGGATACAACATTCCGAATCGAATTCGAGCTCAAATTGGAAGTAATATCGTATGTAGTTGGAGAGGGGAAAATCACTCCTTCCGGAACAATCCTTGCAATACCTGGCACATCTATTACTTTTGCTGCAATTCCTGATGAAGGAGCCACATTCATGGGGATTTTCGTCGATGATGTTCGAGTTTCCGCGGAGATGACCTATACACTTGCGAACATCCAAGCACAAAGAACATATGTCGAGGCTCGGTTCGAAAGAAATGCTGCAATGATTCGCCTAATTCCGATCAAGTCTGAAGATGGACAAACAATCCCTCCAAATACTCAGATTGTTCCAGTTGGAGGAAATCGAACATTCACTCTCGATCCAGATATTGGATACAAGATCAGAGAAATCGTAATCACGGATGTTGGTGAACCGAAGCGACAAGATACTGTTGATGTCAGGATTCAATGGCCAGCACCACCGGAACATTCTCAATACTATTATTGGATTGGGGATAATGTAGTGATTACGTATCCAGATTACAATGTATCCATTGATAGGAAATTTGTCTATGGTTTCGCCCATCAAGTATTCCCAGATATGATCGTACGGGTGAATTGGATTATCAAGGAGATTGTCATTGACTGTGAGGGGGTGGGAAACATAATGAGATTCGATACATATGGATACTATGTAGATATACGAAACCTCAACGTAGATATATCAATACCATATGAATATTACATATATAATTTAGCAAATATAATAAATTCAAAAATTAAAGTTTCATTTCTAGATACTATTGCATTGGGAGTATACCACATAATAAATACAATAATTGGCGATGTAGATTCGAATTGTAGTCTAATTGCTACATTCCCAGGGGATGATCCAGAATTCCCATCACGGAGTAGAAGTGTTGCCATTTTCGGGAACGTGGATGGAGGGGTAATACAGGCAACAAAAATGTCTGCACCCAATATAGCGAATTTGAATTTCACTGGAATAATTCAAAACCTTCATCAGAGACCTGAAATACTTTTTGGGGGGAATATTAATATTATAAATAAAGGGTTATATATATCAAATTGTAATATTTCGCATCAAAATCTAATAGATACTGGAAAATTATTAATCCGCGATCCAATTATTGGATGGACGGATATAATGTTAAATTATATTGATAGCGCATCAATTACTGTATATGATTACTCCGCGTCGGTGAGAATATTTCCGGAGCATGCAACAATTAATATTATATTTAAATCTGCAATAGTGATAATCTGCAAATATATCGGGCTAAGTTTCAATTTTCTGTTTTCAAAACAACTTGTTTCGAAACATTCGCAGTATATTGTGTCTCTTCGTCCAGGTGCAGCGGCAGGTCATTTCTACCCGTTTCCGTCTTCAGAAGATTTGAGATTGGATATTCGGTATTCTAAATTTACTATGAATTATATATATGATGAAAATGTTAGATTATATTGGGTGAATAATTTTGATATTGTCGAAATGATGAATGATGGAAGATTGCAACTATTAGAATGTGATTTCGAAATCTATACGAAATATAAGCATCAGGCAAACGGGGCACACTCATCTGTATTGGCGAAAATGGGAACTCCGAAATATATTCCGAATAAAATAAAACATATATATGATCCTGTATTAGGAAAGAGTATACCATATACTTTCTCAGGATATGAATATACAGTTGGAACAAACATCTTCGGAATCTATTATATGGGAGAATTTCCAATATAATTTTAATTTTTTAAACAAATTATAAATCCCGTCAGCATAAAATATAATCTATAATGGATACAACCGACCCCCCCAATTTTGGAGAAATCACTCCCTCGAAAATCAGATCCTTGACCGATACTCAACTCGACGATGAGATCCTTGAGGATTTGATTACTTCCTCGAAACTTGAGACACTTCACTATATCGCATCCCGAATTGGAATCTCTGACTTTGATGGATATTATGAAGAAAATAAAATAAAATTATCTACCCCAATTGAATATCTTACGGTTGCGAGAGTGATGGTGCGTTCCGTCATGGACGGGAGCAAGATGATCAGCACTCTTGAATTTGCAGATCGTGGAGATCTCCTCAAGGCTGCAGAAGAAATGAGAAACAGATCTTTCGAGTTGCTTGATGAATTGCTCTATGATAGAGGAATTGCTATTGGAGTGCTCACACGGAGACTCTGACTATGGTATACCCTCGGACACTGTTGATACACCGCGCCACCTATATAGAATCTCGGACTGGAGATACACTGTATCTTGCGTGTCGTATTGGGGCAAAACAAGCATCAGATGTAGATACAACTCAAGGTACAACAAAGTATCGTCTTATTTTTGCATATTCAGATACAATATCAGAAGATGGAAATTTCAATATAATACAGAATCAAAACCTCAATTTTGGATATTATCATCCAGATCAATATGAAGGGGTTGTAGTATCAGTCTATGCTGCGATGGTATCTGATCGACCAAGTCATACCGTAGTAGATGTATTCGTGATAGATCAATAAAATAATCATTATGGAAGGAATAAATAGTATTACTGCTAACATAATGTACTTGAGGGAGGTAACCCCCCCATCACTCCCTCAGGGTCTCACTTTTTCCAAGAACTATTATTATCATCATAAAATAAATATGATCCCATGAGCATCTCGCGAATACAAATAAACAAACTCAATAGGAGATTTTCGAAACTTCAAAATAAGTTGAGCACGGACGAAATTGCGAAGATTGTGAAGAGATCTCTAATTGAGACAATTGAGGTTCGAGCAAAGCGGAATTTGGCCATGGGAGAACACAACAACAATGATAGCGGGGCACTCGCGGCAAGTATCAGGACCGACGTAATCGACATGGGATATACCACAACAAGTGTAGTAGTTGGAACCGACATATTCTATGCCGTATATTTGGAATATGGAACAGGGATCTACGCTGAAAATGGAAACGGGAGACAAACCCCATGGACATTCATCATCGAGAGTCCAAAATTAGCTCAGATGGTTGGGAAACAAGTTGGGGATCGGTTGATGTGGAGAGGCAGTAGACCGCATCCGTTCCTGCGCCCAGCGTGGGCAGAGGGACAAGAAGACTTCCTAAACAATTTAATTAATCTATTCAATAATAAAAGAAAGGAGATGAAAGTATGATTATAGATCTAATTAAGGATTTGGTTGGAAAAAGTTCAGAGTTGAAAGTAATTGCTGGAGACAATATTGGTGAACATACTTTTATTGAGTTTGTTCCATATAAACAAATGAGTCCATATATTGTGCTCCACCACATCAATTCGACCCCAAAATCAGATTTGAACGATTTCATTCGAGATATAATTCAAATTGATATATATGATGATGCAATCAAAAATCAAGATAATACAAGAGATATTCGTAGATGTCTGAACATTGGGACTATGCTCCGCCAAATGCTGCATCATGGCAATGTGACGGACAAAACTCAGTATATCTGGAGCGACGAACTCTACAATTACCAAGTATATAAGGGAAATATGAGCGGGGGGAGGTTCATTGCAGACCCCGTGACCCAAAAGATGAAATATACACTCACATATGACATCGAATATATAATTCAAGATATTCCAAAAATCCCTCCAACCGCGAACTTTTCCCATGTTCCAACAAGTGGAAATAGTCCACTATATGTCAATTTCACCAATGCAAGTTTGGACTTTGATCGTCTGGAATGGGACTTCGGAGCAGGTCAAGGAACTTCCGACAATCTCAATCCGAGCCATACATACACCACTGCAGGAACATACACCATCACTCTAAGAGCATACAACAAAGATTTGGTCGATACAATGACGAAAACGATTACGGTCACTGCACCCCCACCTCCAGGGATCACGATCCATGCTGCATGTATTTCATTCCCCTCGAGTGCATCTACAAATCAAGGAACACTACGTGTGACTGGTCTTGGAACTGGATTCCCTAGAACGGAACCTGGGACGACAAATGCAAACAACTATCACTATGCAACGAGATTCTATGATGCGACAAACACTGGTTTTGAAACATCAATCAACTACAATAGATCCCCCTCAATTCCAGGTGCTGGAGTTGGTGCAATCTATGTTCTGAAAAATGCAAATCCAGAGAATATGCCGAAATCAAATCGGACACCCCTACCCGCTGTCCTCGCAACATACTTCAGAGGAGGAACGGGAAAACCTCCAGCGACAATCGCAGAGGATGGATATCGTCACGCTTTGAGTGGAACTCTAGTCGCATCGAATAGTCAAGGATCAGCAAATTTCATCCCCACCACAGATATTAGGTTGAATTCCCTTGGATTCACCCTCAATCCAGGTGATGAATTGTGGATTGTTGGCGTAGTTTACACCTAATCAATTTCCTTTTTTTTAATATTGATATCAACATAAAATATATACTAATATAAATCAAAATATTACATATGGTAAATGCTAATACGTATCAGCCAAAACCACCAGCATCACTCCTGACCCATGGGCGTATGGTGCAATGGTATATTGTGACCACCAATTCAACGGGGAAATCCGTAAATGAGTTGATAAACGCTCTATTCACCACTGGTGCGAGCGGAGGACTCAGTCCAGCAGCTCAAGGTATCTATCTTGGAGGATGTCAAGATGTCAACTTCAACGATGATACTCAGTTCGAGGAATATCCTGTTCAGGGGCAATCGACCCCAATTCGAATGCAGACGACAAGTACTACCACCATGACACTGTCCAACTTCGTCACGAAGATCGAGGATCTTGTCAATATCCGAGGATCATTGGTTCCAGGCACTGGTGCAGGACTTCAGATCTGGAAATCTGAGGGGGATTACAAGAGCGTCGATGCAATATTTGGCGTCCGCTGGAGAATCTCTGATGGAAGTACCGAATTCCCCGCAAACAGTACAGGGAAATGGTGCTACGACGCAGTATATGGAGGAGTAGATTGTACATTTGAACTTCTAAATCTCAATTATCCTGTTTCTGGTATCTATACAGGAGACATGGAAGCAAAAGTGCAAAGTTCATTCTATGCGAAGTTCGTTACCGCCCGTGAGGGTGCAGGACAAGGCACAACTCCATAGTTCAGTATATCTATTTAGAAACCTTTTTTTCATATTGAATTCATAATATAGTCCATGACATCAAATACTCCAAAATCAAAAAATGTAGCAAAAATGGATATGGCTCCAACTGGGGAAGTCGTATCAGTACTCCTTGAGAGGATCAATGCCCCCGCCAGCGACGAGGCAATGAAAATCATCACAAATTATCGAGCATTCCCAATAAAATTTGAATATAAAGGAACTAACTATACCTTTAGAAATATGAGTCCTGAAGAATTGGAAGATCTAAATAAAATTATAATAGAGCATAAATTGACAGATTACCATTTTATGGCAGCTTTGTCACTCGATCCATTGTTCCAAACCTCCAATTTCTGGAAGAGTCTCCCACAAGCAGATTCAAGGAAAATCTACAACAAGTGGATTGAGGCCTATACTGGATTTGAAGATGATATGCTGAACAAAATCAAAAACTTTCGCTCAGACTGAGGTTGGTATAGGACTCGGGGTAATCATGCGAGAGTGGGGGCTTACTCCGTCAGAGTGGGATCGTTGTAATATATTCGAGAAGCAATATATGGTGGAAAGTTATAGTAGTTATATTGGGAAGAAAAATGCTGCGATGAAAAGTGCAAGAAATTAATCCACCCCCTATTTTTTAAATTTATAGAACCAATATTATAGTTAATGGGCATATTAAATCCGGAATCTGATCTCACTGTAGTTGTAGACCTCCAAAACGACCTATCAAAAGGTCTAAAAGTTGCAACGGACGATGTTCGTAAGTTTAGTGGAAATGTTGCATCCTATACTACAGCAATATCAACGGCGTTCCTCGCGGTGACGAAAGGCGCCCAAATGGTCTCCCAAGCTGCAAAAAACGTCAAGGAATATAGCGACGCGTGGGCATCATTGGAGCATAGATCCGGAGCAACAACAGCCCAAATTTCGGAATTAAATAAGTCGTTTAATGATTTAAGTTTACAACTAAATATTTCTAAAAGCGATTTGGTGGGTCTCGCATCAACGGCAAGAATATCAATATCAGATATATCTGCACTCAATGATCATATTCGTACCGTTGCAATGACTTCCCAGAATACTGGAATTGAGGTTGCCCAACTCAGTCGAAACTTCCAGAATCTCAGGAACGTATATAGAGAACTCAATGACGAAAACATTGGAGATATATTCACATCTATCTCCCAGCATGGGGGTTCAATACGAAATATTACCTCTGATTTTGGAGTCATTGGGAGAGAAGCAGGTCTCGCAGGAGCGGACGTATATTCACTCGCTACTGCAATTGGGACGCTCAGTGTGGCCGAGGTAGACCCGAGGAAGATCACCCAGGGCCTCACCTCCATATATCAGGAAGCGAGAAACGAGACCTCAACTCTCCACAAAGCGATTTCTGAGACCTTCAAGAAATCCCCATTTGAGGTTCTTTCAACATATCCACTAAGTGAAGTGATCGGAAGACTTCAACAAAATCTCGACAATTTGGATACATCTCATGCAACAAATTCCCTATTTTCATTGGTTGATCCTGTTTCTGATCTCGCCAAAGGAATAGTATCATTGGAAGGAAAATCCCTCCAAGACCTCATGCGAGGGGAGATGGGTTCATCAAGAGTGATCCAAAATCTCAATGACAAATTAAAATATACTAATACGGAATTAAATCAAATTGAGAGCAAATATCAAAAACTACAGAATTTGGCAAGTGTAGGGGCAATTGATGCATATGGAAAAGTCAATGTTGAACTAGATTATGATGGCAGCGTATCATCTCTCGTAGATCAGATCAATGGAGAACTTGCGAACCTAGGTGCACTCCGCACCTCTCAACTTGTCCAACAAAACAAGACTATCAAAACTGCGCTAACTGAAATTAGGAACATATCTGACATTTCCGAACAAACGCGAAGAGAATTGCGCCACAACCTGAATTCTCTAAGGGAAGTCGATGCATATCTTCGTGCGACCACAAACCGGGGTCTGGATGATCATATTTTGCTCGATGGAGGAATCGACGGGGTAATTTCAAAGTTGGGCAAGGAGAGATCAGCGATCCAAAAGTCAGTTTCTCAGCTTGGAGATAGTGCATCATCCCAATATATTCTCGATGTTTTTGAGAGCAATCTTGAAAATATGCGGAATATGGAAGAAACAATCTATAATTCGACAGGGAGAACCCTTGCAGAATTTGAGATGAGGGCGTCATCAGCTGCGTTCCAGTTGGAGGCACTTTCTAAGGTATTTTCTGATTTGAAGGCCGATATATTGGTTTCTAGTCTTCCAGCTCTCATGGATTTCGCCGATTTCATCAAAACAGATCTAATCCCCATTTTGCAGAGCGTTGTTGAGTGGATACGTGAATTGCCTGAAGAAGAACGCAAAGACCTCTTCAAGAACATTTTGATCGGTCTATCGTCCCTAGCCTCACTGAAAATCTTGACGAATATAATCGGACCATTGGTTGGATTGTTGGCAATTCTCAAAGAATTCTTCAATTACCGAGCCTCGAAAACCGGGAAAAGCATAGTCACAATTTTGGCAGAAAATATTGCTGCAATTGGAATTATTCTTTCAAATCTAGGCAATATCCCTCGTGCTATTAGTATTTTGGGCACAGTTTCTCTCTTCCTTGATGTAATACATGGAAGGTTGGAAAAATACACAGGCTTAGTATTCAATCCCCAATTTGGAGTATATGTAGATCCAAAAGACGTATCAACGCTCCTTGCTCTTGCAGATGCAGCAGGGATATTGCATGAGGAGATTGTTGGGCTGGAATATGCATTGTCTCACCAAAACAATTCATTCTTGAACCTATTGCCCTCTCCTTCGGAAATACTCGATGTGGTCGACGTCGTGAAAGATCTTGTGGAAACGGGAATCAACGGAATTCAAAATGCAACACATTTTGCCCTCAAATTGTATGATGTTTTCGGATTGATAGTTGGAGAAGCATTCGTTCTAGTCGAGTTGATGAGGGAACTTGCAAAAATCCAAAATCCTATTGAATTTGGAAAAATCATTGCGAGTGGAGATATATTTAATAATATAGATAAATTGAAGAAGTCATTATTTGATATCCAAAATAAATTCCAGAGTTTTCCAGAACGTCAAAAACCAGAACCTTTCAAATTTCAGAGGAGGGATAGGCCGCAAGATTTCGCCACATTATTCGAATCAGGTCAATATGATGCATATATTAATTTCAATATAGATGATTATTTTGATAAGATTGAGGGAATAAAGAGGGAAGAAATAAATATAGATGTCAAAATAAATGCAATACATGAACCTTCACCCTTTGAGATCGATCCGAATGCTTTGAAATATTCTGACCGTTCAGGATACCAAGACATACAAGATGCAAATATACTCCTCGATCAAACAATTGCGAAGAATAGAGAACTGTTGAAAATTGAGGAAGAACGAATCCAAAAACAAAAAGACGCATCTTGGGAAAGATTCCTGACAGATTTCAAAATACAACCTGCAATTCCCGATCCATATGCCGGAGTTCATGCTCAAGGACTACTCCCCGACCAACTCGAAATTGAGGTAGTCCCCGATTTGAGATTGTACGAAATATATGAACAACTGCACAAAGAGCGCTTTGCCGTTGAGATCCTACCTCACTACGATCCTAGGACGTGGGGGCGAGTAGAACAGGAGATCACACGCTCAACAAATATCTTCGATCCAGTTTCTCAACACATAATTCCTCCACACGTCGATATTTCAACATTCAGAGATGCTGTAGAATTATATAGAAATGAATATACAAAATTAATTGATGAAATTTCTACAAATGATAATATAATATCAATTCCAATTGAAGTGGATGTTGCGGATGCCCCCAACATAATTGGCTCAATTTCGAATATAGCCTCGAGAATGGGAGGGGCATTCGCCTCAACATTTGGGGAATCTATTGGAGGGGGCGTATCGAAGAGTATCGGAAAAGTAATAGACCGTATCAATGGATTGTTCCGCCCATCAACTATTTCTGTACCAAATGTAGCAGACTTCCTAGACTTTGGAAAAACTCTCGACAATATTCGAATTGAGACTCCGATCACTACTGGAGACATTGGGAAATATGTTGAATTTGATGGAGTTTTGCGCAATTTGGAGAAGGTGAATCTTGCCCCCCTCGAAGAAACCCTCGACAATATATCAAAAATAAAAACTGATAAAATATATATTCCAATAGATAAATTGTACCCTCTCGAGACTCTGAGGGACTTGGAACTCGGGGTCAATACGAAGGACATTCTGAAAGAACTTGATCAAGTATCTGACAAAATAGAAGTGATCCGTGGGAAATATGAAAGGGAACTGGTCAGTGCCAAGATGCTATATACTCCTGACATGATGAAGGATCTCGGAACTATTGAGAACTTTGTCAGACATTCAGATCAACTTGCAGAGCCATATTTCGTCAGAAAACTTGATTACAGTGACCATATTAAAGATTTCTTGGAAAACAATAAAAGGGCAATGAAAGAAATCAGTTCCGCAGCACATGCACGAGATTCGTTCAAACCATATATTATTGATCAAGATCTAATAAAATATAGACTTGTAGATATTAGTGGATCTATTCGGGAAAATGAAGAACTCTATAGATATTTGATTAGGACGATTGGTGAACATACCCATCATGTATCTGCCATGAATGTAATCGAACCTCCATTCAAGATCAGTCCAAATTATTTCCTCGATCCGAACGCATTTGACTCGATCAACAATGAAAATATTCTCAAGAAGGTAAGAACTCAGGTGATGGAGCACAGTGGAGCCAATGTACCATGGTTTGTACAGTCTGACAAATCTACAATGTCTGCAATACTTGGAGAATTGCACTCACTCGATGGAGTCACGATCAAACCACCGGAGATAGATGGTTCAGGGTTGGCCAGATTCTACAACGATTTTGTGGATCCGATCACTACCGGAATTTCCTCAAAGTTCGAAGCGACCGGAGAGGACATACGCAAGTTCGTCAATATATTTGCGGAACCAATTGAGATCAAAGTTCAGGCATTTTTGGACACTCCGATTGGCAAAGAACTTGATCAAATGGCAAAGGTTGGAGGGAAGTGGTTTGGCCGCAGTATGCTTGTTCCACTAGTTGGAGATGCGCTCGAAGCAACTGGAAGAATAGAGGAGACTCAAGCCGCAACCCAAGCACTCATTGATACTCTCAATACTACATCAGTTGGTTCCGGTCTTGTATCTGCCTTTGATACTTTGGATCGAAGCATCGACAATATCTTTGATTCTTGGGGATTGCTTGGAATTCTCCCTCAGGCACTCAAAGATTCCATGTTGAACTTTTGGGTCCCAGGCAAGGAGTTTGAAGGAATAACTCAAAGTATTCTAAATATTTCAGAGATTGGAATAAATGTTGTAGTTGAGCCAGAGATAGATCAAGGATCTTTCTGGAGAGAGTTTGAGAATTTGAGGGACAATACGTCCGCATTCCAATTCTTGAATATTTTGACGACCCCTTACTTCAACCCATTGGATGTCTATGATGTTGCCCTAGATCTCAAGGAACTTCTAGAAGAATCGCTCAATCAAACCCAACTAGAACTAGAAACAGACGTTTATATAAATATACATAAAATATTATCTGATGAGATGAAGTGGATGGCTGAAAGAAACACACCAGCAGAAGTAAATCAAAACAACAATATAACAGTAATAGTGAATGATGACACATCCTATGGATATGATATATCTCGTACAATATCAGATATACTACCCACCCAAATACAATTAAATTCAAATGGAGTATAAATGTCAATAAATAATAATAATCTAAAGCCTGGCCAAGCTACACAAATATCCCCTTCAATCAAAGACATTACTGAAATTAGTGACCTCATTATTGTCGGTTTGCAAAATTTCGGTAGTGGGATAGTTCCATATGATCTCAATGCGAGCATCATTGAGAATATTACGACCGATACTCCTGGAATTTGGATTATTCGTGTTCGTGGTCAAATGTATGATCTCAAACAATATTGGGAGATGTCTCGACTAGTACGGATTGTTGATCAATTCGTCAATATCAACGGAGATACCGTTCTTCGAGCAATCCAACCATTAGGAAGCCATATAACTCTATTTAAAAATAGTATAGTATATAAAATTAAACGTAATGGTTCAACCCATCAACAACATTATTGGCGCGGGCACGTAACGAACATAGAGATGAGGAATCACAATACAAGAAATTCGGCCGTGATCAATGTAATTGTCACAATGATCGCTGACGAATATACGACGGTACCATGAGTATGTTATATAATATTACATTGAATAATATAGATGTAAGTCAGTTTGTAAATAACGTTGAACTTCAATCAGATTTCGTATCTTATGCAAACATATTAAAATTCACCCTAAATTCAGATCTTGAATCATTCGGATTAAATATAAACACTGAAATTGAAGTTATATTTTATATTAATAACAACATAGAATTCAAAGGATATATTCAAAATACAAATCCAGATGTAACCAACATATATTTCAAATCTATAGATATTACTGCATTTTCATATCCGAACAAATTGAATACGAATCAAATTGGCCCAATTGATTTTGGAGAATATGAGAATACCCTCGATGATCAACCATTCAAGAATGGAAATATATTCGATCTAATAAATAAAGATGCGTGGTATAATTGTAGATTTGTACATCCATATAATGCAATAAATATAATTCTTGAAAAATATAACTTGTCTAAAATAGATATTGCATCAGCCCCGAAAATTGATGACAAAGATTTGTATACTCCATTTTTCATCACCCCGGATACTTCAGCAGCATCTACAATTAGATCTATCGCAAGAGCATATTCTTTCTTTTTATTCTTCGATAAAAATAATAACCCTCGACCTGTCAAGGATATATATTCCATTCACTCAATAAATCCAAAGGTTGGAGTCCCATCATCAAATATAATTGCACACCGAGAAACCATAATTCAAGAAGATATCCCAAACAAAGTAACAATTGATCGAAAGACTGGAATGAGTATATCACATCCAGATACTCCAAATAATGACGATACGCGGAATATCCAAATCCCAATGGTTGGAATATTGCAAGGTGGAAATATGCCGACGGATGTATCTGGTCGCGTCTGGATCAATAGAATTTCAAGAAACAATGTTTGGATTCACCCATCAGATGATGCTATATTGGCTAGAGGGTATACGTGGATGGGAAATTATTATTTGAGCGGAAATATAAATGAACATAGTGAGGATTCTATTTTTGTTGCAGAATCTAAGAGTATCTTGAGATTGTGGAGAGATAATGAGGTATCAATATCATACGATATGGAACACGGCATATCAAATAGTGTTGATTATATATATCCAGTAACAATAAAACATAAAGATGGCACATCTGGAATCGACTATCCAACTGATGTATTTTTCATTTCTGAACGAGGAACCTTCTCCGAATTGCAAAAACTCAATTTGGATATAATCCATCCAAATGCTACATCTAGGTCTTACGGATCTTTCACACGATTGAGTGCATTTGGTGGCGGTACAGACATTATTCCAAATTCTGATTCGTTGGATGGAGCATTGATCATATCTGTAGGGGATGAGTCACTACTATCTGATACCATCAATGATATACGTAGAATTGAAAATTTTGGGAATGCTCGAATATTCATTACTGGAAATAATAAAGAGAGAATATATATATTTCCTCGAATGGATGATGGTTCTGACCTAGTAGAACGAGCAAAAAATCTCCAAGAATCCTATTCAATATTAAATTCACAATATTATCTCGAAACAGATATTGGAATGGATGTTGGAGGTTCATATCAACTTATATCAGATTCATATTTTATTATTTCAAAAGAATTCAATATAATAAATGGATTCATAAAATATAGATATTACTCGATTAAATTAAGTCAGGGAGATTCAATCTACATCCTAGACGATTTGTCGGAGCAACTCCTATCAAAAATAAGAGTTTCGCAACAAACATCAAAATATTCCACTCGTCAAGAATATACAGCGACACTAGTATCTCCAATACCTTCAGTCAAACGTTATAATATATCTAATTATATATATGGATATCCGTGGTATTTCACAAATTACGGCACCTACGTTCGAGTTTGCATCGATCCACCTCAACAAAATATTAGAATAGTAAAGACTCCATCGTTTTGTGTAGGATATGTTGAAGGAGATGAACTATCATTGGAGTCCATATTATGACGGATATTAGTCGGAATATTATATCTAAATCTGAAAATATTGTATTTACATTTTCAAAATATGAGAATAATCTAACTCCAAATATATTGGTGTGCATTGATCCGGAGGGCGTGATCTTCACATCTACGGACACGTATGATTATTTGGATTCGGAATTCGAGAGGATCAAACCAATTGGGGCATACAATGGACATGGATCAGTGACTCTATCAGGGGTTGTTGAACTGAGAACGGACAAAGATTGTGATGATTTTGTGGCAGGGCAAGGAGGGGTTCTCTCAAAAAAAGGAAGTATTAGGCCGTATATTCCGTGGATTGAGGAAGGGGAAGATCCTGACGATTGGATTGATACAGGAATCCTAGAATCAGATATAGTTGGTATATCTCTCGAACCTATCAAAGCTGGGAATTCGGGACCCTTTTTGCTCCGCCTCCACGGTATATCTCCGACCAAAGAAATTCCCGAGCCTCCTGAACCAGATACCACATGTATCCAAACAACAAATATGTTTTCCAATGTACAAACACTCGGTCGGGACTACGCCCCCCCACATGGGCTCTGGAGCACTTCTATCGTACTCGACGGGACAATCAACGGCCTCCCAAGAGCAAAACAAACAAATCCCGATATGAGTGTAGATAGTATGCTTGGGGCATTTTGTCAGGCGTATGTCGACCCCACAACTGGCCCAAGGCGCGTCATTTCCCCTCATGTATTCATGCGGTCTACATATTTTTCCTCGAATTCCCCAACCCGCAATCAATTTCGAGTATTTCGAAATTCAGTGGTGAGTCTCTCATCATCTCACTCCCCCACCCTTCATTTGCATGGGATATATACGAAGTCGCAATCCGCTGAACCATCAGATCTTCCAAAATTCTGTCATGGGGGAGTGATCAGAGTCAAAGCATCTGAATTGGGAATAGGCCCAAACAATAGTTTCGTCAGCGCAGTCATGTACAATTACGATTTCTATATCAATTGCGAAACTAGGTATACCTATTGGGACGGATATGCAGCATATCTCGGATGGATGGTATTCACCACAGAATGGGATTTCTCCACCTATTGGAATACTGGAATCTGGACTGGGCCCCGTGAAAGTCAAAGTCAGGCCTTGTACGTCCTCACATTTCTAGATCCTGCGAAAAATCTAATTGGGAGGGCTACGAATGTATATCCTACCGGAGATCTAGCGTGGGGGTTTGGAGGGGTTCCTGGAGGCACTGACTATTTGCGATTTGTGACGAATCGTTCTGATTATGGACTCATCGGAGAAATAGTGAATCCTGCTTCAGCCCATTCACTGATCAATTCCCCAGATGGGTTTGAAATAAGATTATGAATTATTTTAATTATATTTATTAAACGCAATAAAAGTACATCTACAATGAACATGATATGGTATATTTGGGATTTTGTCATATCCAGGAGTATCTCCAGAAAGAGAAAATCTATGTCCATCTAGAGCCGCACAATATTGACATACTCTCTCATCCTCTGCAGTGAGCCACTGTACAACATCAATCCCAACATCAATGTATCTTTCTTTTTGGGCAGTATTGAGCGCATACATTACTTCGGTATGTGCAATCCTATCTGCCTTGACCTTTGAATATTTCTCCAATTCTGCCTGCAATCTTCGAGAAGCCTCTCTCCAAGACAACCCTTCCATATATGATTCGGCAATTATTTCGTGGGCATCTTCAAGATACTCTGGAAATATTTCATTTAGTAATATATTTTGCCTAGAATATAAAATTTCTAGGATATTATGATCGATGGGTAATAGGGCCCAATTGACTCCAAATCCCATGCGCCCTATATTACCATTTGCAAATCTGATTCCTTGCATATATGAGGATTGTATTATTTCGTTTGCGACCTCAATAGTATCATCCACTCTGGATTGCAATGTGATCATATCTCTCGCAACACGAACAACAAGTTGAGACCTCGACCTATGATTAGCATGTTGCTCAATGTAATACTCCTCAAAATCAACTTCATTCAGGATATAGTCGATTAATTCACGAGATAAAATCTTAATTATTTTATCATATTTGTGTGAAAAATTGATACTTTGGGTTGGATCCGTCAATGGTCTACCATATGGAGGCTCATAATACAACGAGGATTGGTTTTTTCCAAAAAGATAGAGTTCCATATCACTAGATCCTCAAACTGTCTCTAATTTCACTCAGTTGGCCTTCGAAATCTCCCTGTTTCACAGGTTTGAAATTCCCCATATTTTGGATTCCCATTTTCTCCATCACCCAATCTTTCCCCATCCAGAATGGATCAATTGGATTTGAACGCATCAGCTCCGTAACAACCTTCAGATCAGTCTCAACATCATCATCTGTCGGCAAATTGAATTTAAAATAATATTTATTATATTTATCTCCGAATAATTTAGAGATGATCTGTTCTGTGATCTGAGATGCAATGGTATTTTGATACCCCCGAATCTGATCATAGAATGCAGAGATTCTCGCAATTGCAGTATTGTCTGTTGTTCCAACTCTCAATCCAAGTAGTTCTCCTGGAATTCCAGCAGATGCACACAATCTTATTATAGAAAAATTATTATAAATATCGGCTGGAACTGTGACCGTATCAAATTGCATTACTTGATCGGTTGTGTCAGTCGTGATCAAATCAGTCTCAAAACTGATCCCTTCAACCATTTCAGCGTAATTCCTAGCCTCCTCTGGGGTTACTGGTTCTCTTTCAGTCCCTTTCAATTTGTGCCAAATTTTCGGAGTCCCGTGGCGAAATATTGCAGTTGTGATCCCCTCAACGATCTTGATGTCTCTTTTGATATCGTCTATGCACTTGTATATGATCGAGACCCCATATGGCGTATATGATTCGATCGTATTGATTATTATTATTTCATGTTCTTCATATATTTTAATTTTTCCCATATCAAGGATTTCGTAGTATCCTGCCGTTTCCCCTTCTTCATCGACAATGATCCTAAATTTGGATGAATCGCACATCTTGATCCTAATTCCCTCTCCAGATCCCTCCCGAACAATCCTTACGACCCCATATCCATACAAAATGGATTCTTTGATTATATGCGGAAGCCAACTATCAATTCTGATCTGATCGAGTTCTTTGCGCAATTCCTCCGACATATCGGACGTAATATCTCCATCTACTTCAATGTACCACAGCTTCCGCGTAATCAAATTTGTATAGATGTCGACAATCTGGGCCGCGAGTCCCCCTTCATCATAGATGTTTTTGATGTTCTCAATCTCTTTAAGTTGAGACGCTTTACTATTTTTATCCAGATTTTGGGTATTATTTCTACCTCCTGCAGCAAACGATCTCACCACTTCACTATTCTTATCACCAAATATATTTGTAAAATTATATTTAATATTCTTAATAAAAGTAGAAACTCTATTCTTGAAACTCCGAATATATAAGGTTTCACTTCTCCTTTCAAAATGAGATTTAATCATATATATTTATTTATGTTTAATAGTTTAAAAAAAGAAGGTAGATTTAATTTTATATTTAATCTTTTCTACTATCAATATTATCTATAGTAAAATCAATAGCTTTAAATATTGCTTCAGTCATCGTCCCACCAAAATGAGTTTGGAGGGTTTTCAGAACCTCGAAACGCTCCTTGGTCATCCTCAAGTTGAGTTGGAGTCGTTCTTTCTTCTCCTTCTTTCTCTCCCCCTCTCTACTTTTCACAACTTTCTTGATCACCATTTTCACGTTCCCTCCAAAGTCCCTGCAACTTTTCCCGATATATCTCTCTAGCATTCTCGTTCTTCGACCTTCTCAAATGGTATGTATATATTCTTATTTTCGATTCTATGTCATCACAACCAACCTTTCTCATATGTTCACTCCTGTCCACAATTCATTTGAATATCATCATCAACATCATTCATTTTATATTTATTCCTTTTCAATTTTAATTCGTATCCTATTATTTCATTTTCTGGGGTAATTAGAAATTCGTCGGCTCCCCCTTTCCCAAAATATCCTTCGACATCAGAAACTCTTGGAACGAAATCCCTAGCAGTTCTCTCCAAACTTGCATCAAGTAATATATTATATAGCGCTCTATTCTTCGATTTCAGAACTTCAAGGTTGACCATTCTCTTACCTTTCTTGTATCTTGGAACAATCTCGAAATCGTCGTCTCCATCAATGCCTTGGTCCTTCCAAATCGCCAAAGTATTATTATATTTTTCTAATAATATATCAAGATCTTTTATAATTTCATTTAATTTTATTTTCATACCTTCCATATCGTTCATCGCCATATACATTACAGGGTATGCCGGATCCCCCTCAAAAATACCCTCAAATTCAGTTTTTATTTCTTTACGCAATTTTCCAATTACTTCATTATATTTTGTCATTTTTCCCTTCCATTTCTGATATATGATCAATCAGCATAATCAAATCATCATACTCTCTTCTGTTCACAATTTCATATTCTACGAAAGCGCTTTCTACTGCTCCATACAAGTAATGTTTGCAAGATTTCTTCTGATATTCACTATGTACAAATCTTGGTAATTTTTCAATTATGTTTTTCAAATATGCATAGTCTCCTATACAGTTCTCATCATATCCAAATACATCAACATATGCCTCATACAATCTCAAATCACATGAATGTTTCACTATATTATATAGTTCATCACTGAATTTCCCAATATTTGTCCAAATTACTTTCCCCTTCATGAGAATATCATGAGTTGCGAAAACATATATTGGATATTTCGTCGTTGGGTTAATATATATAACTACATATTTATAATTTCCATATCTTGCATATGCTTGCATCAATCGAACATCATACTTCCCAAACAAATCAATTTTTGTGAGATTTGTATTCTGCAATACTATCAATGCCCCACTACTATCATGAGATATTGCAACAAGTTTTCCAGTTTCAAACATTGTTCCCCTCCGCCACACTTACCAGGGAGTTCACATCAAATTCTTGCAATATTGAATCCAGAATCTCCATTTTGTATTTCACATATCCATATATGTCGTCTTTTCCTCCAACACCATTGCAATTCCTGTCGGTCAACAAATACCTCTTGATTTCCTCAACAACTCTAATTAGATCGTCGACGGTCAATGTTCTTTCTCCCTTTTCATTACTCCCTTTTTCAGCACCCTCTTTTGTCATGTATCCTTCTTTATAGTCTCTCAATATTAAATTTATCTCATCTTTTTTATATTGTGTAAACTTATATAAATTCATAGTATCTTTAATTTGGTTACGATCACCAACTTTCAGCCCCAGATCAATCTCGTCGATCACTATATCTAGATCCAACATTGTCAATTGTATATCGCACATTTCAAGCACCAACCTTCATTAGATGTTCTCCATCAACAAAGTACTTTGAGTTGTGAAGTTCTGCTGGGATACGTCCCTCTTTAATCATCATTCGTACAGTTTTCAGTGAGATTCCAAGTATATCTGCAACCTCGTTCTCCACATACAATTTTCCACTCTGAATCATCTTTGTTTTCATCCTCTAACACGCGGGGCCCGTGTCTACATACAATGTCTACGTCTAGACATATATAGGTTACTATTGTAGGAGACTTCACATTTTATCCCAATCTCAAAATAAAGAATGTTTCTTATCTCTTCTTCAAATTAACAACTCCTGCTCGAGATCTTTCCAAACCCTCTCCTCTAAGAGCGGTAATTGCCATTACAAGGGCATCTATTCGATCCGGACTGAATCGCGACTCCCCTGGAACCCATTCCAACATTTGCTCTTCCAATTTCGATAATTTCTCATTTTCAGGATGTTTCACGCGTCCTTGCTGATACAATGATATGATAGGCGCACATCTAGACGCCTTGGATGATGATGAATATATTCCTCGATATTGGATATTCAGATGTCGGTGATTGTCAGTGATCACAGATTCGATCATCTCTCCTCCTACATTCGTTTCCCCAACCACCTCATAGGCCGAATACTTTCCGTAGAGTGAGCGCACCATATTCCCCCATTGTTCCGGAGTATGTCTACCAGACGCATCCTCAAGAACGTAATATTTGTGGTTTTTTTCATACGGATCATATTGTACCCCGACAACAACAATTCCCGTCTCGTCACTCATCTCCTTTGCGGTGAGTGCGGGATCAACTCCAATTATGATCTTGTCAAGATCAGATATGTTGAATCCACGAAGGCGAGTCTGGAGGAGCATTTCTTGTGTCCACAATGCCCCCTCAACATCATCAAGTACTTCTGCATATATCTCCTGCTGACCAAGTCTAGTACCTTCATATTCAAGCTTAATTTCCGAAATGAATTGTTCTGGCAAATTATCTATATTATCGTATGTTGATCCACGTACTATGTGAGCCCCCTCACGACCCAACACATATTTGGTTGCCTCATTCCGTTTCGGTGTGAATGTGAATAGTATGGATTGTTTCTCCCCCCTCCTCATGCTCAAAATAAGCATCTTGATCACATATATTGCATCTCGCCATGATGCGACCTCATCACACCATGCGTAGTCATGTTCATGGCCTCTTATGTTGTCTGGAACTTCGCTACTATATATTGTGGCTTTTGATCCATTTGCCCATGTGAGTTGACGAAGTGATGTATTATATTCAACATCACAATAATTTGAGAATGCGTTCAAAATTCCGGAATCCCCCTGAATCATGACAGTTCTAGCCTCAAAAGGGGTTTTCGCTACAAGGGCCACATGAAGTCCCGGAGTTGTGCTACATAGATTTGCAATCCACTCTGCACCGGTGCGAGTCTTCCCAAACCCACGACCAGCCATAATCACCCAAAAAAGAGGCAAATTATCCGGAGGTAGTTGATCTGGTCTCGCCATCACCTTCCATATTTTATTTGCTTTTTTATATAGTTCGATGTCAGATATTTCAGTTATTTGTTTTATTTTATCTTTTTTCTTATTTTGTATGAGCAATGCCATTTTCATCCCTTCAATTTCATCCGTTTCTGGACTTCGAGGATTACTGACTGATCATATTCTGGATCTTTATATTCAATTGTTTTTATATTTTCCTTCTTATTTTTATTTTCTCCGTTCCCTTTCCGGATTTGCAAATATGAATTATTTTTTGTATTATATTCGAGAAGTGCATAATATGCGCGCCAATCAGTCTGACCAAAATATTCAATTGCGGTTCTGTTCCTCGTCTCAAAATCAATGTAAGCCAAGGCTATTTTCGATGTAAAATCAAATTCGTCCATAGTTCCTTCGTTTTCAGCACATTTATCGAAAATTTCACATATAAATAAAAATGGAACTTTCACCGCGTGGCAAATCAACTCAAGGTCTATTCCAGATTTAGCATATCTGCACATTTCCTCTATTATATCATCATCTAAATATATTGATCTAGTTTGGGAATGTAGGGGATTTTCATTATATTTCACAATATCTCCTGACATATATTAATTATATATTTCTAATATTACATGTAAGTATATAGTAATGAAATTCAAAAGTAAATTGCTAAATTCCTTGGAACGCAAAGATGATCGTATACAAATTTCAAATATAATTCACCACAATCAAGATACCGGCCGCCTACATAGGTTGTGTCCATTTGGATCAGTAGCCCCTCCACGGAGAATACGATGAACATTCCAAAGTCAATATTGTTTTCCAGGGATAATATTATTTGCATTATATTGACAATTATTTTGATTGGAGTAATTGTCCTTGGACTCTTGATCGTGACTTCTGCTGCTGATCACATCTCAACGATCGAAGTCTCAAATACTCGAGATGATATGTCTGGGAGTGCAATGATCAGATCTCATACGGCTCTCTACCACGACTACAATTATGGAATATTTCAAAATCACGGATTCGGTCACGTTCAATCTCGTGTTGCGAGTCTTGGAGGGGCAATGACGCATGAAGCGAGATCGAGACATGATAGGGCAACCTCCTCCCTCGATCTCAAAAACGTAAGGCCTGGATTGGCATGGTCATCATCATATGTTCATGCGGATCGAATGCAGTTACTTCTGTGTGATCTCCACCTCGATCATGCACGTGGATACTACAGAACTGTAGCGCTCGGCGGATATGGTTCGCACATCATGCAAGATGCAATATCCTCCCATCATGTTGGGGCTGGAATTGATGCCACACTTGCGGGCCCTGGGGCATATGTTCAGCAGTATTATTCTAATGAGAGAAATAAAATTATGAAATATAATAGTATTGATGATAATGAGCGTGATAGCTTAATTAGAGCTTTTGACTTGTATTATTCCGAATCTGTTGGGCAATTGATCAAATCGAGCATTGGGGTATATTATGAGTAATTATCAGGAACTCTATACAATTATTATTTTGATGTCAATGTCATTGATCCTCCTTGTGATCACTTCCCTCCACAATTACTTGTCATCACTCGATCGTAATAAACTCATAAACGATCTTAAATTATTCAATGCCCTGATTAGAGGCTATAGATTCACCATTACTACATGTGGAGATGTGATATATCATGATTCAAATGGAATACATCATACACACTACAAAGTTGAGAGAATTTGTGAGACATGTGACAAAAAAGATGAATGTTTTAGATTATGCAAATAATCAAATATTTTTATTATATAACACGATAACATCTTTTATTTTTATTTTCTCTTCCTCATATTTGTTGATCGCTGTGATACACTTGCTCATTGTTCTCTGGAGGTCGATATTGCTTTTCGCCAGAATCCTTTTGTCAACCAAGCTCAAGTGTGATATCTTCACACAAATTCTGTGAGACCCTCTCTCTTTCTCTTTCAACCCCATTCTGTATTTTTTTGCCAACCCTTCTGATATATTAGAAATACATTCACTTATTGATTTATTTAGATCTCCAGATATAATAGCCTGGATAATGTTTGTGAATGTACCTTGCATAGATATTTTGCGCGCGATCAATTTTCTACGGGTTGTAATTGAAATGTGCATTGATATTGTCATATCGTATTCCCCTTGGAATTGTATATGATGATATGGATCATCCTCCCATCTCTTGAAGTTTTCATTCGTCGTAATATAGGCTCTCCTATTACATTTTGAACATTTCACCAACTGGACTTTCCCCCCAAGCCACTCACGATGTGCAGTCCCAAACCTCACGAACTTACCTTTTTCACAATACACACAATTCCGAATACCATTCACCTTCACAGGATATGCTTTGCGTTCCGTTGAAACTATGACCATATTGTCTTTTTCCAAGTGCCTACAATCCCGAACGTGAAGTTTTGATCCTTCAAACTCAAAAATATTACTTGTTGTTTCCATCCTTTGTCTCCTTATTTTTTTGCATGTTTTTCCCTCCACCTCAAACGACGTATTTTCAATCTCTCTTCTGCAGTATATCTCTTACCTTTAATTTTATAATATCCTTTAAATAAATCATATGGGTGTGTAAAACTGTAATTGCAAACTCTGCAAATATATACTCTAGGTGCTATCCCGTCGGTTTTTCGTTTGTTTCCTCTGCCATTTTTGATCACGTCTTGTGTCATGCAGTTGGGACATTCTGGTAGAGTTTCATTGTCACACATCACTTCTCCAATTTTGTGAAAAACTCCTCAAGGGCAGAGTTCACGATTACATTTGCTGGAGCATTGTGAGTTTCACATGCTTCTTCCAATCTTTTATTCATCTCATCAGATAAAAACACTTGAACGTTGTTTATGAGGGGAGCTCCTTTTCCATCCCTATTTTTGTGATAGTGATACTTGATCTCTACTTTGTCGCTAATATCATTTGGTTTGGGATATTTCCTTTCTTTTTCTTCCATACTTTTATTCCTTTATTTATATTAATCTAAAATGAAGTTACTTGGGGGGTTTCTTGTTGTGGTGCATTCGATGTTGCCTCATGTGTTCCTTTTATTTGATTGAATAATTTAGCAGACAAATATGTATGGGTCTTAAATATATCATCTAACATAGCAGGTTCAATTGGTTTGGTTGGATCCACTCTAGATCGATATATTTCTCCAACAACTGTGGCCATGGCCAAATAACAATCAAGTTTTCGTCTCTGTTCTGCAGCAAGAGGGTCATATGCTTTTCCTCCATATCCTGCATTCGGAACCTTTGCCACAATATCGTACATTCTCAACCAATTTGTATCCGTCTTGATTTGAACATCGTCCCCCACCTTGAACATCTTGATTTTGTCAAGAACATTCAAATCCTCCGTTTCAAAGAATTTCTTGTCCTTATATTCTGATTTCGCAGTGAGGATTGTGACTCCAGTCACCCCTGTGATAGTTGGGTCTGTTACGATCGCGGCAATACGTCCATTCTGTGATCTTTCATTGTTTTCCATTATATTTCACCTCTAATTTTGAACTTTGAGTGATTCGCCTAAGTTTTCTCCAGCATTAATTGTTGTGGATGTTTCGTTCACTTTTTCACTACTCTCTTCTTCACAAGTATCTTCAACTTGTTTTTTATATTCACATTCCAATAAATTACATACAAATTCTGAGATTTTTTGTTTCAAATCAATTTTGCTTTTGTTTGCTACTGTCATTGCCCATTCTGGAATTACATAGACTTTCTCCAAAACTTCAGGAATTATTATTCCCCGATTCTCAATTTTTTCACTATCCTTTTTTTCAATCATGTTTTTTATCTCTTTTATTTTTATAATACAATAACTGTGAGGAGTTTTTGGTAGTTCGCCTTCTACCGAAAACCCCTCGAAATCCGCAAGTTAGAGGTTTCCTTTTTGCCTGGTTTCCATATTGTCAATATTTGTCATAATTTTCACCACAATGTATAGACCAAACCATTATGGGAAAATCACACACGCGAGTTGAGTTTGGTATGGTGTTTCATCGCTACAAGAAAATTTGATTACCCTATGATATGGAGTATAGGTTTCTCTACCTTCAGGATATCCTCCATCCGGCACATACAATGTCGACTCAAAAGAATATAAACTGTTCCATTTAGAATTACTATACAAAGAATTATAATATAGTTAGTCAATTATTATATACTCTTATATATTGTCGTTTTTTCTATCTCCATATTGATCAAAGGTTGAATCGATCGTCCTCCTTTCCAATTTGAACAATTCTTTGCCTCTAGATTTTATCGAAATAATAATATAATCTTCATGCGGATTGATATTGCACAATATCTTGAGACGTCTACCAATTCCCATTATTGGGTGTTTGCTACGCATGGATACTTCGAATGCAGACAACAAATATCTATTTGTCAGTGCACAATCATAGACGTCAGCGGATCTGAATTCTCTATTTATTCCAAACTCATCATATAATTCATTGAATATATTTAGATTTTGTTCAGTTTCGTAATCCATTGCACGTGTTACTCCTTTTATTTCTTTCAACACATTATCGGCATACCCAAATGAGTCGAGGAATCCAATTACGGTGTTGTGCCATTTCTCGAATGAATCTCTCTTCTGGACGGATTCACGCGGTTTAGGGCTACAATTCAATATATAATATTTTATTAATGATAACATTATAATTTCATATTCTTTCCTATTTTCCTCAACATATCTAATTTGTTCGTAATTTCCATATCTTTTTCGAGGAATGTCCTTCCGGGTAATCTCAATCTGAATTGTTCTTCTTGCGATCTCTTTCCCTGTAGATACTTCTTTTCCCGTGCCGATAAGCACTGAATATATATCTATATTTCTCATTTCATTCTTGTACAGAGGCCTATATAGAAATTTCCCAGACGTTAGAACCTGTTGCATGGTTGGAGAAATCTGAAGGTGGTCGGTCAAATCATCGAATCCCATGATTGGGTTGTTTTCTGCAAAAGGGAGAGTGTTCTTACATTCCTCGAAGGTATATGGAAAAGGGGCAGAATTGAACTGTTCGTCGAAGAGTGCAAATATGGTTTGGAGGAGGAGTGTACCTCCATAGCTTGGTGCCGGTTTCGTGATCATGAAGAAAGGAATTGGACACGTTCCGAGTATCTGTCGCATGGCAATCGTCACAACACAAGAAAGTGTGTTTTCCAAGTCAGTTTCACTCTTAAACCCAAAGGTTGAAAATATTTCCACAATTTTATTAAAGTCTTTTTTTGCCTCATAGATATTATTATATATTCTAATATCCGATTCTATTATACCGCTTAGATTCCTCAAATATATCTTTGTATCAGGATTCAACCCATTCTTTGTGATTACATTTCCCTTTGAATCAACATATGGTCTCCTAAGAATTTGAGCGATCTCCTTATTTATTTGAATTGAATTATATATTACATTTTTATCTGTTATCACATTTCTAATGTCATTGGGGATCTGTGTTGGAGTCTTGTTCCCATCCTTCGATATTTTCAAGTAGTTTATGTGCCTTTGTGCAATCCGAAGTAGTTCCCCTGTACTTGGTTCATACCATCTCAATTGTTTTGGGTTGCGATCAAACATGATTATTTTGCCTTCATATTTATAAAAATAATTATATATATTGTTAAAGTATAATATTGTATCTAGCGAATGATCCTGAGCCATATGCATAGGCATCCGAGTGTCGATGTCGATCATCTCATCTCGTGTATCGCTCATATCGATACTGTAATTTGAATTTTCATCATTTCCCATATCGATGTATACTTCTATACCAGAAGCCTCGCTCACGTTGTGATATGAAGCTTGTAATTGATTTCCATTTTTTTCCATTTACTTCGATCTACCCTTTGGACGGGGCTACATATAGGACTTATGTTTTGGATCACTTTCAAGATTTGACTTAATTTAGTAGGATATTGTTCTTTTTTTGATTTGGAGGGATTTACTTCGCAGGGAGTCTTGTTGACTATTACACTTGAAACTATTCTCCCTATATACATTATACATATACTCTTTTTATTTATTTTATTTTCTTATATTCTCTATAAGAGAAGAAAGTCAACCAAAAGGACTACGTCCTTTCTTTGCAAGATCTACCCCTCCACAGGAGGAATTATGTCAACGGAGATCAAGTCCCCTGAATCCACAAAACAGCAATATCCAACAATATCCTACTATATATCCCAAATGAAAGGAAATGACTAGCGCACAAAGTCACATTGAATCGCGAAGGGGAATAATAATTGTGTGATGAAAATAACCGATTGGGTAAGTTCAAATACCGAAAGAACAAACATATACATTGCAATTGGTATGAGTAAGCGAAAGAAGAGATCAGAAAAGATCCTCAAAATGTGCAGTTCTATGAATGATGATCGGACAGTGGGGTATGGAACCAGTTTTCACGATGATCCAGTTTTCAGATCGAGAGGTTGTTTATATTCTGTGGATTTAATATTAGATGAACTAATAAAAATCAGGGATAATGACATTGATGAAATATATTTAGAACACTTAGAATTTGGGCTTAAAATTGATTGGAAGGCTCGTAATGGAACGCGAGACATGGTTTTGATCGCGAGGAGAGAGGATCATTATAATGTATGAATATTATAATACTTCTAAAATAAAACATAATGAGGTAGAATATGATTCGAAATTGGAATTGAGGGTATATTTAATCCTTGAAGGAATGCAGAAGAATGGGAAAATCCGCCAACTCACTACCAAACCAATAATCGTTCTTGATGAAGGGTGTGAGTATTATGATTTCCTCAAGAGAAAGATGGTGAAGCAGCAGGCGAGCAAATATATTCCAGACTTTTCTTTCTACAGCATCAAGACAAAGATGGTGGAATTTGTTGAGGTGAAAGGGTACATGACACCAGTTGCGAAACTGAAGGTGAAAATGGCAAGAGCGAGAGGGCACGTAATCCATGTCGTATACGATGAGGATATATATCATTTCATAGATTACATAATGTAACATTCTATTTTAACACACACAATTTAATATTTATTATATAATACTTTAGATAAAAATTTAGAGAAGAAAAAAATTAAAGTTAATATAAAATATAATATATAAACATGGAAATTAGGAAGACAACAATAATAAATAGAAATAATGGGTTTCCAGAAATAGGGGAAACTGGAGCCATAATCAAAGGAGTCCTCATCAACGATGATCAAAAGTGTATTGATGGAAGAGGAAAACTTAATTATATTCCGAGAGACGAATTAAAATCAAGTGCCAAAAATTGGGACTGTAATGGAATTTGGACATCGCACAAAGATAGAGGGGAAAGATCAATTCTGGAACATGTGGGAACAGTCTCAAACTATAGATACGATGATGGGGGTTTGTACGCCGACCTTCATTTCCATTGTGCTACGCAAGAATCCAAGAGTGCATACAATTTGATCCAAAAAGGAATAATCAATGCAGTATCTGTAGAGATGGGATGTCAAGTCGGGTGGTGCGAAGTTCAGAAATGTGAGAAGCTCAGTGATATCACCTATCTAGGTCTCGCTCTCGTTGAGCGCGGGGCTTGTGAAGCATGTACAATAGATGCCTCCATTCACAACAAATCATATAAGACATTAAATAAAAATATATATAATATCATGTCAGATAAAACGACGTCGGACACGAAATTGCGTGATTCGGAACATATCAAAGTGCTTAAGGCGTTGCATGCCTATAATGCAGAGATCATCAAGAAGGGCGAGGAAGAAGCTATCGCCGATATTGATGACTCATTCGATGTGGTAGATTCTATTATCGAGTCTATTATTGAGATCGTTGATTATGTTGAGGAATTGGAAGCAAATCTCGAATCTGCTATCAGTGAGCTTGGAGCATCTCCAAGTGAGGATTCATCAACATCATCTCCAGATGAGACTGTGATGCAGTCACAAGGAAAGAGTTGTGGGTGTGAACATCACAGATCGAAGTATTTCACAAAATCATCAAAATATGACAAGGAAACCTTGAAAGGGATGGTTGTCAATACCGTTCTTGAGGAAGATACAATCCCCACGGATGCGAAAATTCTGAAGAATAAGTTCGTGAGAATGGGAAAAAGTCTCATTTTGAAAACAAGAGGAGGAAAGTGAATATGAAGACAAATAGTAGTGCACATCTCGAGCAGATTCACAAATATGCAAAGATTGCTCGAGGGGTATCACCAGATGTCAAGAAAAGTATCATTGATAGTATCCCCAAAGATCTCTATTGTGAGGTTGATGGAGGAATCAAGCAGGTTCGAAAACGTCTAGCCAGTAGTGATATTGGTGCAATGGGACTTCTGCAAGAAACATTGGCATCTCAGATCATCGAAGGGGCAGATTTTGTCCGCAATTTGAGGGAAGCTTTTGTTTTCGAAGGAGATATGACTTCCGACATTTTCAAGGCACCAATCTCAAGACCTGTTGGATTTGCACCAGAAGTTGCAGAAGGTGCGGAGATTCCACGTTACGAGGCGGAATTTGGAAATGTAATACTTTCAGATCGTCTCATTGCGCTTGCACCACAAGTGACCAGAAAAATGATCGAGGATGACAAATGGGGGGCAGTTGCACGATTGTTCTACGAAGCAGGAATGGCAGTAGAGAACACAATCAATAGAAAGCTACTCACAACATTCCTGAATGGGATCACTGAAATATATGATACTGGGGGTGTTGACCAAGGACGTCTTGCGATTTCAAGTGCAATTGAACAGATGGCAACAGGAGATCCAAACAATGGCGGAGGATATGTAGCAGATTCAGTGTTAATGAATTTTAGTTACTACAAAGTTCTACTGGATGAGCTCGCAACCACATATATTGATGGGTCAAACATGAGTACTGGTGCAATTGGAACTGGGCAACTACCAGTAATGTATGGATTGACTCAGTATACGACGAACATGCTTCCAGATCCAGACAAATATGATGGAGCTCGTTGGGCGTTCAAGGAGGCAGGAGATATTGGAGCTGTTGTATACAACCGTGACGCGGTGATGAGATATGGTATTCCACGAGATATCACAATCGAGAACTTTGAAGATCCGCTCCATGATTCAGAAGGCGTCACGATCACTTGCAGACTAGCGGCAGAATTCGTGAGCGACAACGAAAAGGCAGCGATTGCAATTTTATACTAAGGAGAGAAATAAAATGGAAATGGATTATAATATTCCACCCAGAAAGCAAATCATCAGATCGATTGCATCTCTCACCGCGGAACTTGCACCAAGTGTAGTTGCAACCCAAGGTAGAGAAGGATATGTTGAATCTGGACGTATCATGACGATGCAGAGCGACGGTGTTGCTGCAATTTGTGGAGCATCCGATATCCCAATTGGTGTATTGGAATATCCTGTATTTGTCGGAGATAGTTCACGCAATCCAGAATTGGCAAGTATTGTATATGCTGGACATGTACGATTGTGGAGCGATACCCCCCTCAATGCAGGAGTCAAGGTATTTTCTGCTGCAAATGGAAAGATATCATCAACTGGTACCAACTTGGTAGGCCTCACAACCGAGAAAACCAAAGTTGCAGGATGGATATCTGTTAGATTGGGGTTTTAGTCGCATATCTACCCCCGATTCCACCTGAGTTCCTAAAGGTATCGGCGATCCAAAGTAATGGTGGAGAGTTGATTCCATATGGAATTACGGACGTGGCACGAGGGGGATATGTCGTATATCATGCAATTCCAAACAAGGCATACAAATTTATTGATTTTATTGTAAATTAAAAATAAAGATAGGAGAATGAAATAAAATGATTAACGATATCGCAACTTATATTTTTGAGGACGTGCAGAGAGATCACACTATCGAAGCTCTTTTCAAGAGACTTGACGATTGGTTCTTGATCACAGCAATTCCACCAATTCCAGGTACAGGAGAACTCACCCCAGAGGGGGTCACTGCAGTTCCAAAAGGTGGAAATCAGATGTATATGATTCGAGCATCAGCAGGATATGAGATTGATCGCGTACTTGTTGATGGGGTAGTGGTTACACTAACATAATTTAAATTTTATTTTTTTAATTAAATATAAAAAGTGGAGAAGTGATGAGCCAAACATATACATTTCAGAATGTCCAAAAAGATCACATAATAGAGGCACACTTCCGCAAATTTTGGCAAGTTGATCTTACCTTCAAGAACTCGCAGGTAGACAAGGAAATCTATGTAATCTATAGTGAGATCCGAGACCCAGGAATCCCTGACTTGAGTCAAGGGGGAATTATTGTCACGCGGATCAATGTAATAGAAATTTATAATAGTGACAATCGGGCTTTAAATATTGAGACGGGTATAAATGTAGTTGAAGTATTTAATCAAGATAATGAAGTGGAAAATATTGAGACGGGTATAAATGTAGTTGAAGTATTTAATCAAGATAATGAAGTGGAAAATATTGAGACG